TAACTGCAATTCACTCTCCATATTGCCTAATGAGTCAATTGCAATAATAAACTTACCTGTTTGGTTCTTTTCTTTTGCTTTAGTTAAGAAATTATATATAGTATTACGGCATTCTTCAATACTAAATGTTGGGACATATTTTACATTTGCAGTATCTAGACCCAATGCAGTGGCTCCGTCCTTGTCAATTGCGTTTTCACTATCAAATATAATAGGAATTAAACCTTCTTTTTGTGCATTTGCTAAAATCTTTTGCACAATGTAAGACTTGCCTGTCATTGAAGGGCCAGCAAGCATTGTTAATCTACCTTTTGGTATACCACCAAATAAAGAACCGGATACAATGCCATTTAAGACCATTGATCCGGTATCAATATAACCTTCTACTGTTGAAAGAGCCCCATCGTTTAAAAACGATGCGTATGGGTTACTCTTATCTATCTCACCTAAAATTTCATTAATGTCTTTGTCCATACACCTATTATAAATGGTGTATGGACAAAATCAATTAATTAAACAGGAATGTCCATTATCTTTTTTGTCTCAACGAGAACGGCAAGAGCTTTTGGATTTTTATCCTTAGACTCAATAATATGGTCTCTCCACATTAAAAGGACACGTCGAATCTTTTCCAGGTTTCTATCTGCTACTCTATTTTGACCATTATCCGTACCGTTAATGACACGAGATATTATTGTCTTGACACCTGATATTCCATCTTCTTGTCCACGTTTGAACTCTTTTTCGTTTTGTAAGTATGATTTTTGTTGCGGTTGTGCTGGCATAAATTAATCCTCAAATAGTTTAATAACTTCTGGTTTACCGGTTGCTGCTGCAGCTGGTTTAGCTGTATTTGCATTTTCAATAATCTTATCATATTGAGATGTAATGCGAGTATCTACTGTGAAATTTATACCAATTGCAATATTTGCTTTATTGTATGTATAAGTGAAATTTCTTTTTGTCTTTTCATCTTGTGTAATAAATTCTGCTAAAAATAGCGGAATAAGTTGAACTTGGAATTGACCATTTTGCGGTTGTACTGTAATCATTACAGGGTTCAAAATGTCAAGCGTTGTATCTGACTCATTAGAAAGAACACCTAGTATGTTCCTCCCAGTGTTATCAATAATTGTTACGTAAGTATTGCTCATGTTAGTATTTTATTGTTATTTTAGTTAAAATCAAGCAAACAAATCAAATAAGTTAGTTTGAACTAATGAGCCTGGCTTTTGAGCTGACCAACGTACGTTATCATAAAATCTTTCTACAACTGAAAATATATGACTCTCAAACATTGTCTCATAATCAGCTTCAAATAACTTTTTATATTCTTCTGGGTAATAATACTTGTAGCCAATTGCATCTATATTATATTTGTTAGGTTGGTTTAGATAAAAGTATCTTACTTTATCTCCAGAACTTATTTTTTCATACTTATTGCTTAGTTTAAACTTATCTAAAAGTATATTATAGTAATAAGCAGCCTTGACATGACAAGGCATACCTTTAGCTGTTGTAAACCCATCACACTGCCCTGCAAACTTTTCATACCCTTTTATACCAGATACTAAAGCAATATCTTCTACCGTTAAAGTCTTAAAAATTTCATATGTTTCGTTTATAAGCTTGTTAGTTTCACCAATGTTTTGAGTTAGCAACATTGTCTCAATAATCTTTTTAACATATGGTTTAACTGCTTTAGGCATTGTACTTCTAACCACTTCAACCCCAGTATATTTGAACTTATTACAAGGTATACCTTCATCATCTAAAATATGTAACACATAACGTTTCTTTTGTAAGAAGATACCTACGTCGGCAATAGCTTCACGTTTAAATATAAACCTACAGTCTTTAGAATTTAAAGCTTTAGCGCCCCAGGTTTTAATGTTATTATTAAGATATTCTTCAATCCTATTTACAATATCATACGCTTCTTTAGTAAGTTTATCACCTTTCTTGAATACTTTGTCAGTAAATAGAGGTTTTATAGAAACATAAGAAGAATCCGTGTCATTATAAATGATACATTTATTAAGAGATTCATCATCGATGGAATTAATCTCGTTTTTAATAAAAGACTTAAGGAGCTCATTCGAATGCTTAATAACGGACTGACCGGTAAGGGTAATTGAAGAAGCCACGTCATCATCGCCGAAAGGCGCGTTTTTATTTCCAAAGTATCCATAAATTGAGTTAATAAAGACTTTAATACACAACTGCTTTGCATCCAGTTGATCAATAGTCATTTTAAGTTGCTTTGCATCTTTAGTTTCTTTATCTTCAAGTTCAGAATATTGTTTTTTAAACTTTTTAATATCCTTTCTTATTGCTTGTCTCTTGTTATAATAGAAGTCTAAGATCTCAGGCATTACACCCTTTTTCTTCTGCGAGAACATTACATTAGCTTTACTAATTGCAATCTGTTCTGATTCAATAAACGATGCAAATTTAGCTATTGGTAATGAATAAGTTTTACCACTTACATGTCTTATAGTTACCTCTGTATCAGTCTTATTCTCTATAACACCAACTTTAGTTTCAGGTGATATATTCAAGCTAATCATCACGTTTGGATATAGAGAATTAGCGTCAAACGATATAACACATTCCTGGAATCCATTTAACGGAGCTCCTACATATGCCCCGGGGTTTTTACTACCATCGTCTGCATCTCTAATGAAAGAAGGTATACGCTGGTTACGGTATCTTGCTCTAACTGCAGTTGCTCCGTTAATAACTGATAACGAGCCCATTGCACCTTCAAACGTAGTTAAACCAACATAAGCTAACATACGAATAAGTTCAGAATACTTTAGCTTTTCTTCTAATTTAACTAGTAGTCTAACGTCTTGAATGTTGTAATCAATAAACGTCTTCCAATCTGTATCTGCTAAAGTTGCAAGGTTCATTGTACCAAAGTCAACTTTACCTTCACCTAATTCAGCTTCAGCAATTGATGCTAATTTATAGCTTTCGCGCTCACCTGCACTAAAACGTTTATAAACATCCAAATAATCTATAAGAGAAATTCCCTCTATATACCAACGGATTTGTTCTTGGCCAAATTGACCCTTAATGGATCTATTATAAACGTTATTTGATGGTGATAACCGTTTAGTATACTCCTCTCCAGCTACTTTTGTACAACGGTTAATAATATATGGTATATCAAAAAATTCTGAGTTCCAACCTGTTAAAATATCTGGGTAATCACTTTCAAAATATTCAATAAACTTAACAAAAATATCCTTTTCACTAGTACATTTAATGTATTTAACATCTGGTTCATTAGCACTGTAATCTTTTATACCCCACGTTACAAACTTTTTACTTAATGTGTCATAAACAGTTATAACATTAACGGGGGCCTTTGCTTCATTTGCATGTGGAAAGTCGTCTGGTGCATAAACCTCAATATCTACAAACATTACCTTAATTGGATGTTGAGCAAATTCTAATTTTTCATTTTCTTTCCAAAACGTATCAATTAGATACTGTTGGACAATTGGGAAGTTATCAAACACTCTCTTAACATTCGTATCTTTTAGATATTTAAATCTATCGTATTGAGTCCTAAAAGACTTTTTATTAAGCTTAGTTCCATATATTGATTCATCACTCCCCGCACCTTCAACGTAAAGGTACGGGTCTACAGAAACATCTACTTTGATACGTTTTCCATCTTTATCCCAGGTAAATAAAGTAACGCAACGTTCTTTACTATTATAATATATATTACGATAGCTCACCTGACTATTATAACACTATTCCTATTAAATCAAATTTAATCTTTGTTATATCTGGCAAGGTTTTTACGTGATGGGTCACCATATGGTGTGCCATACATTTCCATATAACAATCTATATTTTGATCTGTTTCCAACCAACGTGTTTCAGCGTACTGTCTACCTTTTTTGCAAATTGAACGGTACTTATCCACGTCTTTTAACGTTTCATCAATACGGTCAACCATCTCTTCTCCTGTCTCAAACTTGATAGGTGCGTTTTCATACGTGCATAAATCTTGACAAGCAATTGGTAAACCAAAAGCACTTGCTTCAATGTACTTTAAATCACTCTTTGATCTGTTAAAAATATTATCCTGCAATGGTGCTACCATCATATTAACGTTTAGACTATCAATACAATCACCATACTCAAATAAACGTTTCCATTGATGAAATTCTACTTTGCCAGACTTTACTAAATCCAATATAGACATTGGAAATGCTCCCATAAACACCCATTGGTACTTATCTACTGTACGTCTTATAATATCATTTACATGAAAGAAGTCATCCTTTTGTTTAACTCTATTATCAACGTCAAAATGAGCTCCTGAACCGGCATATAAAATACGAGGCTTTTTCTTATACTTGTCTAAATTATTCATGTTTTTGGTTAAATCATAATGATTACCAATCCAGAATTTTGGCATAAAATTAGGTATCACTGTAACATTTCTATTACCTGTTTTGCCACGGTAATAATCTTTCATAAAAGGGCACGTTACTGTAATTTCATCACAAAGTGACATAATAGCCTGAGCTGATTCTCTTATTTCAGGATTATCAAAAGCGGGCTTATACTTGTTATAATCTGGAATATCTTCTTTAAAACATATATCGTCAATTTCATAGATTAACCTCATACCGTTTTGTTTTGATATTTCCTTTAAATGTTTTACAAACTCTAATTGCTGTTTTGTAGCTTGTCTTTGAATTCTAACAGCCTTTGTCATAACGTAGTAACGCGGATCTAAATTCATTACTGTACTACCATGTACAACAGCTTTAGAATGAGCATTTAATACGTTTTCTGGCCAAATCATACGCCAATGGCCGCAACCACTATAATCAGCGTAATAGTTTAAAAACCTTGGTAAATCTAATTCTTTTGGTCTTTCTGCTCCAGGTGTTGGTGTTTGAGTGTTTAAACCACTAAATAAAGGTGGTGGGGCTGATTGAAATGGTAAAGCAGATTTATTAGCAAAAGGTATATTAGTATTCCCGATCATAGTATAATTTATAAAGTGTTAGCTATTATTCAACAAAATTTACACGTCTGGTTATACCGTTATGCTTTTCTAAAAATATAACATCTCCTGTTGCAGATTTAATGCTTTCTTTTCTATGACTAATAATAAAGATGCATTCGTTAAACTTTTCACTACGTTCTTTTAAAATTTCAAGTACTAAATCTACTCCCTTTTCATCCAAACTACTATCAAGTAATTCATCATATATGCTTATATTATAATGTACATTACCTTGAGCTTTTCTCATATCCATAAATGAGAATAAACAAGCTAAGTCAATTGCTTTACGTTCAGCACCAGAAAAGTTATTATATGCGCACATCTTACCTTTTTCATTTAATATCTCTTCTTCAAAGTATTCGTTAAATACACAAATACTATTACTATCAAGCTTCTTAAGGTAGAATGCTAGTTTGCTATTAAAATTCTGTAGTATCTTTTTAACTATATATGATTTAACACCTTCCTCACTTACCACAAATTTAACAACGTCAAGCAAGTTAATAATTTTTTTAATATTGTCAATTTCTTGTTTAACAACATCAAAACGTTCTTTAGTTTGTGTTATAACATCATTAAACGAATCGTTATGTTCATTAATATGATCTATACTTTCTTTTAATTGATTGTTTAAATCAGTTAAGTCCTGTATACGCTTACTTAACATCTTTCTATTTTCTATCTTAACTTTTAATGCATTTAAATCATCATTAGTTTTAGATATAAATGCTTTTATTTTTAATTTCTTTTCATTGGATGTACCAACATTAGCTTTACATTTAGCTAAAGCAATATTTTTTTCTGTACAAAAAGCTACTAATTTTTTTGTTTCTTCTTCAAAATGTTCTCTATCATGAAGTTCAATTGGTCTCAAACAAGTAGGACAAATATCACCTGTTGTACCTATCTTACTTAACTTATCATTAGATTGTTTTATGGTGGCATTAATTTCAGTTACTTCTACAATTTGATTTTGTATCAATTTTTCTATAGCGTCGTACCCTTTATTTAGTGATTTAAGTTCTTCTTCTTTAATAGTTAAATCTATATTTTCTGATTTATTTAATTCTGTATTAAGTTTATTAACTTCTTTATTGTTATACTCTATCTTATTGTTAATATTAACAATCTTATCTTCACGTTCTTTAACTCTTAATTGTTTTTGATTTTCATATGTTTGAATTGACTTTTCAATTTCATTGTATTTTGTTGTTTCAATGTCAAAATTCTTATTAACTGAATTAATATCATCTCGCAAGTTTTGTAACATATCCGAAAATATTTGCAAGTTAAATATCTGTTCAATAAACTTACGTTTTTCAACTTTAGTTTTAGCCATAAACGGTAATGTATTGTTAATGGTCATAATAACACAGTTATGAAAAACTTCTTCTGATGATGTTAGTACAGCTTCAATATATTCAGTTGTATTAACAATACTATCTCTAGTTCTATCAACCCCGTCTTTGTAAATGTGTAGTTTAGAAGGGTTTAAACTACGTATAATTTTAAAATTGTTATTGCCTCTTGGAGAATTTACGTTAAATGTTAGTTCTACTTCACATATCCCTCCAGTTAAATTATTTGCTATAAATTCCTTTTTAATTTCTCTTATAGTAGATCCAAATATTGCAAAGTATAATGCATCCGCTATAGTAGATTTACCCACCCCGTTACGCCGGTCTTCTTTATCTCTGTTAATACCGGTTATGATGTGTAAACCTTTTTTAAAATCGACAATAACTTCGTCCTCACCCACTGATAAGAAATTTCTTATCTTAAGGCGTTGAAATGTAACATACTTCATAATTTAGACTTATTATATAGACTGATTGTATAGTCTACAACTTCTTTTTTATTGTTTATATCTAACATAGCAACGAAATCTTCAATTGCTTTAATAATATCTACCCCTGACAAATCTATAGCTGTATCGTCGTTTAATTTTATTTTGTTGTAATTAACGTCATAATCAACATGTAGGTCGTTTGGCTTATAAGTTGACATTTTTGCAATTAAAGCATCTAAATGATTTGAACTAATATTTTTATCAATAACTAACTTAATAATATTATTAGGTATAAAAGATTTAAAATTATTATCAATCTCTTTTAACTTTACCAACTTAGATAGATAAACTTTAATATGCTTTGGAGTGGTAGCGTTTTCTATAAATTCGTATTTACCTGATGGTATATCTAAAGTGTAATAACCTTTACGTTGATAAGCATCTCCAAAGTCCATTTCAAACGGGTTACCAACATATACAATAGTACTATTATCAAATTTCTTTTCATCTCTCAAATGAAAATGGCCTGAAAATATTAAAGGTGCTTTTTTAGTGAGTTCTTCTGGACTGTCTCCATTATCACATACTTTAAAAGCATTCATTTTAAAGTTTTGTAACTCAAAGTGACCAAACAATATATCTGACTCACATATTTGATTAATTTTAGTACCCCATGGGCAGAAAGTTAACTTCTTTTTGCCAACTAACATTGAATGTACAAAGTCACATACTTCAATATTATCCCTACCTTTAAAAATAGATAAACTATTAACCTCAGACGTCTCTTTATAATAACAATCATGATTACCAGTTAACATATAAATGTTAAACTCTTTTAACTTATCTAAAATTTTATTACCCGCATCTAAAGATACTAAACTAACTTCATCTCTATAATGAAAAAAGTCTCCGCAAAATATAACATCTGTTATACCTTTTGTTATAATATCTTTTTTAAACCAATCAACCCAATCCAAAGAAACATCTAACCAAAAATTTGAATTTTGATGTACTCCTAAATGTAAATCTGAAAATATTGCTACTTTATTATTCATTACTGCTGTAACCGTCATTATCATCATGTTCCGGTTTAACGTAAATATTAGCATCAGAGCTGTCCATAAGCTCCTGTTCATAGAATCTGCTTCTATATTCGTTTAGTGCCTCAGTATGTTTTTTTTCTTTTTTGATACGGTTAATAAATGCATGAAATGCAATTGTAGTAAAATATGAAAATGGATTATGTTCAGATTCAACATTAAACTTTTTGTTTTTAACGGCTGTAAACATTTTAACAATTGCATCGCCAATCATTTCATCTTTATAAGTATAATTTATAAAGTTTGACGAATAACTTAAACCTTTAGCAATTTTATTAACTGATTCGGCTATAGCACTTTCATTTGTTACACTATCTTTATAGTATTCAACTAATTGCTGCTTAAAGACTGCAGGATCAATATAGTATTCAGTCTTCTTTGGTTTGGGACCACGTTTAGCCATATCTAAATAATATATTATAGTTATTGTTTTTCAACTATATCCCAAGTTTTATACTGTATTTTTTCTTGAGTATATATTTCTTGGCGTCTTATAGCATGTTCAGTGCTATATTTTAGTTTATCTGCTAAATCAATAATAGATAAACTGTCTTTATTGGGGTTTAAACGTAATCCTCTACCAATAGATTGAATAATACGTATAAAACTTTTACCTCCTGAAGCAAAAACAATCATATGTAAATTTTTTATGTTAACTCCTGTTGAAAATATAGCACTTATTGCAATACAAATGATATTATCTAACGATTCCATCTCTTTTATAACACGAGAACGTTCTTCTACATCAACTTCACCACGAATAAAGTAAACCTTTCGGTCTGGTAAATGGGTACTTACGTACAGATATAAAGCTTCACCGTGTGCAATATGATTAACCATAATGAGTACATTGTTTTTAAACTTCTCACACACTTGTTTTATAATGTTATTACGGAACTTATTATGATAAATGAAATCTAACTCACTTTTATATTTGTTTTGGTCTGGTATATACTGTACTTTATCTTTGTAACTAATATTTATAACTTTTATTTCAGCGTTTGTTAAGTAACTTTCTGTACGAAGTTCATAGGAATTTTTCTCATAAAATACATTTCCTATTTTTCCCACAATGTTCCATTCATCAATTTTTGTATCTGGAAGAGTTCCAGTTAAGCCAAATTTATGGAACGTCTTAATGGAACTGATAATTTTCCCTATTTTGTTCCCTTTTTTAAGTTTATGGCACTCATCAATAATCAGTATGTCTACATTGGAAAGCCACTTTTGTTCCTCAAATCTACTCTGTAAAATTCCCATATTTGCAATTATAACGGAACTTCCAAATTCAGGATTATGGGAACCTGTCCATCTTGTTATAGAAAAAGGAACCCCATAATTAAGGAAATCATTATAGGTCTGGTCTACAAGGGTTAAATCTGGAACTATTAATAAGCAGGACATCTTATCCCTCATATTATTTTTGTAAATTGATGATAAAATTGAAGCGGTTATTAAAGTTTTACCCCCACCTGTACCGACTTTAATAATTCCTCTACCAAATGATAATGACTGTTTTACAATATCTTGCTGATAATCTCTTAATTTTAAATTTAAATTATCCCAAATATCCTGATTTTTAAATGTAGGTTTTACAACATCTTTAATACTTTCATCAGTTTTTATTTCTTCGTTAGGGTAAACGTTTTTTATATATCTTAAAATATCGTAAAATAAACCTGGTTCAAATAAACCAGTGGGTGTAATACAATAAATCCGGGAGGGAGCAAAACCACCTCTAAATTTTCTCATAAAAAAAGCGTTATCGTTTTTAACGCTAAAATGTTCTCTTATTTCATCAAACTTGTCTGAGATGATTCTACATTGTTTTTTGTTTGGAAAATATTCAAAAGTTATCATTACATTTGCTCTAATTGCATTATAGCTATAATATTTTTAATATCATATGTAAGCGATGAAAACGTTTTTTCTGTTTTTTCCAGTAATTCTATAACAAATTTTTCTTCTTTTATTTTTAAAACTAACGCTTTTATAGTATCGCTTTCTGCCACAGCGTTTTGTAGAGTTATTGAAGATATAGATACAGGTGATTTTTCTCTAGTTTCCGTTACTAGTTTTTTAGATGTAGATTCAAGTTCTTGTTCTAAAAAGTAAAGATTACGTTTGTGATTTATAAGTCTGCTAACCCAAAAATGCTTACGCCCAGGTGTTTTTAGAGATGATTCTTTGATATTGAATTCATCAATTTTTAAATCTTCTTCAATTTCTTTTATGTATCTTTCTACTATCTCCATCAAACAATTATAAATACTATTGTAACTAAGTCAACCATGTATTCTAAATATTTTAAAAAAGTACTCAACGAAGATGGCCCAAACTACGTAGCCACTACACCTAACACAGCAGGTACCGGTGGAGCGTTGGGTAATAGCCCTTCTATGTATACAAATGGTACTGCTACAGGAACCACTGGTACGGACACGTACGCAACTGGTGATTATAGAATACCAAAATCTATATTTGGTGGAAAGATAGCCAGGCGTAACTTAAGTATACAAAACAGGTTTCCGAAACGCGGTAAATCTGGTAAAAAGAAATAATGGATTTAGGCCACTGGACAACAACTTTACAATACGATGATAATAACCTACATTACGGCTTTATTTATCGCATCACTAATACAGTTAACAATAAGATTTACTATGGAAAGAAACAAATCAAAAGCGTTAAAAAACTTAAACCACTTAAAGGAAGAAAAAACAAAAGACACTTTGACATAGAAACTGATTGGAGAACATATACATCATCATCAAACGATTTGAACGATGATATTAATAAAATAGGTAAGGATAAATTTACATTTGAAATTATTAGATTTTGTGATAGTAAATTTGAGCTAGCATATTACGAAGCTAAAATACAGTTTGATAATGACGTATTACTTAAAGAAGGGTTTTATAATGGTATTATTAATTGCCGCATAGGTAGAGCTCCAAAGTCATTATTGGAAAAACTATAACATAAGGTATGACTATTGTTGAATTACCGGATAAAAATATTACACTTATTAATTTAAATGATTTGTTTTCTGAGCAAATAAGTTCTAAAATACTTAACGATTTAAAAACTTATAAACTTACTGATAAACCACTATCCAATAAAGATGTAAAGAAGTTATTTTATCATCACATAATTTATAACATTACCGAAACTATCTTAAACAAGTCATCAAATAGTAAGCCTATTTTATTATTAAGTGATAGTCAATTTAAAAATCAAATTGATATATGTAAGTATTATGATGAATTAGAGTTATTAAGTTTTATTGCAAATTTAATTTCTAAATTGGAAACTATGTTACCAGTTAGAGTAGTGTATATAACAGCCTGTACTCCAGCTTCTATGATTATTGATGCTAGCATGCAAAAGGTAAAAACTGTCAGTAGTAAAAACTTTACGTTTGAAAAGATTAAACTGTTTGCAAAACGTAATGAACTAACGTTTCTCAGTAATGATTACTTAAACCAATTCAAAACTAAACAGATCATGATTTAATAAATAATAACA